TGATTCACATGGGCATCTACTAATAGACTAAAAGATTACAGAAACAAAAAAGGGGTCACTAGGACCCCTTTTAAGAAAAGTAAGATTAACTCTTACGGATTACGGAATTCAACAATACGATCATCAAATACCTTGACACCACCATAAAGAACATCCGCAACAACCTTCTGTCCTAAATAGTCAACAGAGTACTCAGACTGAGTCCTGACATCCAACTGACGAGCAAAACTAATTGCTGAAGGATGAAAGATATAACCCATTTCTTCGCCTGTACCATCTGCTTGAGCTATATTTGTTGAAGTGTAAACTGGAACACCATAAACACGACCAATCTCGCCTGTAGCAGCAGGAGCCCCTGCACCATACTTACTTGCATCAACGAAATCGCTGATAGATAGTAAGTGTACATAAAGACGAGGATGCACAACCATGTTGCACTCGCCTGTAGGTACATCAGCTTCCATAAGTAACTGAATTCCTGAGCGGATTTCAGCAGCAGTTAGCTGATTGTCAGTAGCAAGATCAACATGAGAAGCAGAGTTTTGAGACTCCAAAAGATTCTCAATGAAGATATCGATCTGCTTTGCTAATGCATAGCCCATTCCAGAAACTTCCTTTTCTAAAAGTCCTGGATTGGCCTGTGTGGATGCCATGTCTTCCACCATTTTTGCAACGTAACGATGTTGGTCAATAGTCAACTGCGACTCGCCATGAGTGTTCGCTGAGAAACTGACAGGTGTTTGAGCAGTCTTTGCAGCATCTGCATCGGCAGCTAGTTTAGGTATGTGAAATACATCACCACGACCCTTTACGAGTCCGTTAAGTGAAGTGTCTACTAGTTTTTCAAAGACCAAAGCCTTCTCCATATATGCCTTTATTCCGTCTGACCAGATTTCTGGTATATAATTGGCACCAGTAGTAGTTGTTACAGGATTACCCTGTGATTGTTGTGAAGCGAAAGCCATTAATTACTCCCTGTATAGCTTTTAAGGATACTTGTCCAATTTTTCTGTCTTTCCTCTTTGCTTGAAGCCGTAAAAGGATTCTTTCGTGGAGCAACAGTATTTGCGGACTTCTCCTCATTTGTTTGAATTGTTTTACTAGAGCGTTCTGCATACTTTAACAACTTCTCAGTTGATAGATCTTGCAAAAGCTCTCTATCTTCATCAGATAAAGCTTCTAGAGCAGATTGACGTAATTGAGTCTCTAAGGCTTGACCTTTATCGGCCATAACCTTTAATTCCTCAATTTCTTTCTCCCTTTTCTCGGCAAGTGTTCGCCACTCTTCTTTTTGAGCAAGTTTAGAATCTTCGTCTTTTTTCATCTTCAATTCCAACTCCTCAAGCCTCTTTTCAGCTAACTGAGCTCTTTTTCTGTATTTTTTAGATTGTACTATCTCGTCTGTTGAGGTTTGAGATGCCTCTTGGACTTCTTTTTCCATTTCTGGAGTTTCTTGCCCTTCCTGGGCGACCGCTTGGTCCTGTTCATTTATCATATTTTCCATTCCACGTAGTATGGAGCTAGGGTTGTTTCTATATTCTTATTGATTTGGTTTACAATTCTTGATGCTAACTCACGCTGAGTCTCTTTATGCAATACTCTTTCTCCTGTAATGTCTCGAACTTTATTGTGTCCTTCTCCTTCTTGATGGTAATGCATTATTTGCCCATGACTTTTGCCATCTTTACGAACAGAATTACCTTTTATTGCATAGTTTAATGTCGATAAGCCTCTAGTTTTTTTAGGTAACTGAGGTTTTAACTCTTTGAGCATTGATCCTGAGGCATATAGGTTTGCTTTTGTACTGTTATATTTATTTGCTTTGAATTTTTTATACTTTCTTGTCAACTTTGGAAACTTTTTACCATCAGGATTTGTTGAAGTACGAATAATAATATTTACATGAGAATCCCTAGCTACTTTTGTTAAGTTTTTTAAAAAGGGCTTTGAGAATTGTATTATCTTTTCTAATGAAGGAAGATTTTTAGGTATACCTCTTGGTCCAAACTCAACTTTACTTTTTCCTAATACTGCCATTAGGTGCTCCTTTCTCTGTAGTATTCTTGTAATGTTTTTGCATTTGTAAACTTTTTCTGATTTTCATATACTTGCTCAGATGCCTTATCTCTATCTGCATTGCTATTAGGAGTCTGTAGAGGGACCCATTCATGCCGGCAATTAAATCCCCCGCCATCGGTTAATGCTCCAGGAAATTGAGTTTCAATTTCGTCCCTAGTTAATGGTTGTGCTGATATCATCACTCTACATATTGGCCTAGTCTTATCATCTAGTGGTCCGTTATACCAAAACTGAGTATCATCAGGAAGTGATTCAAACATAACTGTGTTAATACTTCGCCTGTAGGTAGCAAGAGCCATTCCGATAATTCCTTCTATTCTACCTGCATTTAATCCTACTCTTCCAGATACCTGCTGACGTAATCTGTTCCCCTTGAAACCACTTGCAATTGATTCCGATATTCCTAGTCGCACCTCATCTCCTAGGGATTGAGTGTAATTTAAAATTGTGCTTTCTTGAAGTTTTCTAAGTGCGAGTAACTGTGTTTCAGTAATTTTTCCAAATAGGACCATATCATCGAGCATAGTGCTAGTAGCTTTAAGATAGTTTTCAATAGCATTCCGCATAAGAACGTCACCAAGCCAATAATCAGCAATAGACAAAGCTCCAAGTACACCAAGTATTTGTTCTGTGCTAAGTCCTTGGTCTTGAAGCTCTTGGATATCCTTAATAAACTCTTCTTTAGACTCTTCAAGCTGATTTAAATAGTCTGAGACTGCCCCATCTATAATTTGATCCATTTACGAACCTTGTTGTAAGCGGGATAATAGTCTTGAAGGCTCTGTTTCCTCAGGTTCTTGAGCTTCTTCTTTGAATTGTTCTCGCACTTCTTTTGGAGCATCTGGATTGTGAAAATCGAACCAATCCATCTTAGATGCGAGCTGGTTCTCAAATTTCCATGCCCAATACTGCATCTCTTCCATTGTAGACATTGGATACTGAGGCTCAAGAAAATCAACGGAATAATCTTCAGGAAGAGATACTCCTGCTTTTACTTCTAGAATTTTTCTGTCAATCTCATATCTTCTCTTTTCAAATGGTCGCCATGTGCTTTCTAGGTCTGCATTCCTTTCGTCATAGTTCTCCATTTCTTGAATTTTTAAGGCCTCTGCCGAAGGTGCATTTCCTGAATCCTGTCGAGCGAACTTTGCTCTGATGTGGTTATTGTTTAGTGTGCCTTCTACTAAGAACCTTGTTGCTTCAATAATTTGAGATAGACTTCCTTGAGGAGCCGTTATTCCAAAGTTACTGCCTTCAGGAAGGTAAAGTATCTTGTCCACCCCAATTTTTATTCTACTTGACTGATCGACACCTGTAACATATTTCACACCGATCGCTCCTAGCCTTATCGCTAACGATAATTCTGTCATTGCTACGGAAGTAGAAAGGTCCGCTCTTACGACATCACTTGCACCTTCTACCCACCAATCTCTAATAGGTTTATATCTATGAGTAAATGTAACAGGCATAATGCCATAAGGATTAACATCTCCTTCATTAACTGATACTTTGTCTCCATCCTGATTAATTAGAAAATGTTTTCCAGGGGCTTCAGGCCTATCTTCTGTCCATACTGCATAATAAGGTTTTTCAAGCTTTGACATTCCGTGATTTTCAACGGCATACATAATACCAAATGGCTCAGACTCTCCAGGCAGGAATAATGGGTCGAAAAATGGTAATAGATCGTATTCAATTAGCCCCTTTAACTCATTCCATCTACTTCTAAATGCCATACAACCCATAAGAAACGTAGTAGACTCAAGTTGCCTTCTGCTTGCATTTAAATCCTCTAGGTCAATGAAGTCTGTATATCGTTCTTCGACTCTCATTTTTGGAGGCCTTTTGTAAACTAGGGAGCGAACCTTACACACTCTTCGAGTCAGGTTCTGAGTGAAAATGGGAACTTGTTGCAACGATTCGCTCCCAAAAAATTGTTGGACGTAATCATCTGTATTAATTCCCTCATAGAAATCTAAAAGGTATTCTCTCTCTTTATGTCTTTGATTCTCAATATATGCTAAACTATCTGCGAGAGACTCCATGATAGCTTGCTGAGATAAATTCGGTACTATTACCACTCAATAACTCCTGCTGTTCTTCTCTTAATAGGGAATTGGTTGACGAGAAAATATCTTGTGCAGTCGTTCATGTGATCTAGGCGACCATCTTTTAAGGGCTCTTCTTTTAGTCTTTGGTCTTGCCTATGTTCAGGATATCTGTAGTTTTCATAACAATCGATAGACCCCTTGCATTTGTCACTCACGAAAAAATGAGCATCCCCATTTGCATCTTCCACGAATGACCTAAAATGACTTACTCCATTAGCGATATTTCTTGAAACTTTATCTGTTTTGTATCTGACGAATATTCCTTTTCGCCTGAATTGCTCTATATCTCCCAATCCACTCTGAGCCTGAACTCCACCACCCGCAGGGTCCCCATAATAAGTTTCCACAGGATAATTCTTCCTGAGTATCATATCTGCGAGTTGATCCGTCTTGATATTTTCTTCAAAACATATCTCATCTATCTGAAAGACTGTATCTCGTCCTTCTTTCTTCTCGACCTGATACCACCCTACCGCCGGCATACGGAACCCAAAATCTATTGAGCAAAATACTGGAAGATTGGGGTTGAATCGCAATCCTTTAATAACATTTGTGTGCCTTGAAAATGGTAGCACACGACCTGTGAACGAGACGAAGCTTGCTCCGTATTCTTGTTCCCATGTTTCTTTTGTAAGCGTTTTTTTGAGGTCATCTATATTTTCCTTAAAGTAAGGCGACTCCCAACTTGGGTGTTGCCATGATTCCCAATCTGGAAAATTCTTATCCTTTCCTCGCATATAGAGATCGAACATAAAATTATGGCCTTCGGGTGTTGTTGTCATCAATGCCCATCCTGCTCTGTCCGATAACGTAGGGCGAAGATATTGCTCCCAGATTATCTTTTTTATCTTGGCTGCCTCGTCTATAACGAGCCAATCCAGGCCTTCTCCCACCAATGAATCTGCGTTATCCGCTGACTTGATCCATACTTCTGAATTAAGTCCTGCTACCTTAAAGTAGTATATCTGTCCATTGATTTCTTTTTTACTAGCTAGTGGTAATTTTAGCCTGAGAATTAAATCTTCTTTTACAATACGAGCTATCTTGTCGCATAACTCATAATTCGGTGCACATATCCATCCTCTCGTGTTCGGAGATAATATCCAAGGTTCAATTTCCCTTGCTGCTCCAAAGGATTTACCTGACCTTCTCCCCTGGATGTTGATGCGAAATCGAGCTTTGCTATTATGAACTGCTACTTGATTCGGAATCGGCTTGTAGTTTATCAGGTCCCAAAACTTTTCCTTGTTCAGAATCTTCTTCGCCAATATTACTATCCTCGAACCCGCATTCTTTTAGTACGGCTTCTAAATTACCTGTTAGGTCGATATGTTGCTTATCACTCTGTTGAAGTAGGTTTTTTCCAAGGAATATCATCATTGGAACCGATCCATTTTTGACCGCTTTAAATTGTGCCCTTCTAAGTGAAATTTTTTGTAACTCTCTGCCTTTATCTATAATAGGCTTAAAGTTCTTGCGTAGTGTTTCTTCTGAACACTCAAAAAATGATGCAAGCTCTTGATTGCTACAACCAAACTCAGCAAGCATTTCTAGCTTTGCTTCGTCAATATCAATTTTAGGTCTACCTCTTTTGCTCATAATTACTCCTCTTCATCTATTAGGGGGTCGGATGACTCCCATAAGGCCATGCACTTAGCTAAGGCTCTTCTCCAGTAGGTTTTTGCTGAGGACGTAGAAATGTCGAGTTGCTCTGCGATGAGAGGGAATGTTATGAGTTTGCAACGGAGTTTGAATACCTGGAGCTCTCGTTTGCTTAAGGAATCGTAGGCTCTATATGCTGCTTTTTGTAACCACCTGTCTTTTTCAGGTAGTAGTCCAGACGTGAATACGTTGAGTTTCCATTTAAATGATTCTGATAGCGTTATACACTCTTCGAGTCTTTCTTGATCCGCATCAGTAAGTAGTGGCCAATCTGAAATAAGCACCTCGTTGTCTGGGTAGCGTTAAGAATTTAGCAATGTTTTGTTTACATAACCTGACAACATTTTGTTAACAAAAAAAGATGGAAAATTTTAAGAGGCATACCCCCACCCCCTAGGCAGCCTCGCCTTGGTGTATCGGGGGCAAAAAATACATTAAAATATTTAGGGGGATATGCCTATTAAGCATAGGAACTATAGAGGAACATGGACACCTAAAAAACCATATTGAACACCAAACATTAAAAGATTTATTTGGCTTCTGCTTCTTTTGTTCGTTTGGACACCTCAAAATTTTGATTTAAAGCCTATTTTTTGACCTGATATATATATTGTTAACAAATTGTTGACAGATATATATATTATTAGTTATCTTTTGTTAACACTTTGTTAACATAAAATAAGGATATGATATGAAGATAAATAAAATGACTAAAGCTATAGCTAGGCAGATACTAGGCTCTGTCTTAAGTGCTACATCTAAAATGCCCTGCTATAGTTTCAACCTTTCCGCCCTGCATTGTAAGGTAGGTTCTAAGCTTGCCAAGATTAAGGATAGTGTTTGTTTTGGATGCTATGCTTTGAAGGGGAATTATGCTAGATATAAACTACCTCAAAAGATGGTAGATAAGACTAAGCAGATTATGCACCCGCTATGGGTTAATGCAATGGTCTATCTATTAAATAATCAGGGGAATAAGAAGGATAAAAACTATTTCAGATGGCATGATTCAGGGGACATTCAGGACGTTGACCATCTTAAAAAGATTGTTCAGGTTTGCAAATTAACCCCGCAGATTATGCATTGGATACCTACTAGAGAATACTCTATAGTTAAAAAGTATATGGCAGAATGTGGGGCTTTCCCTGATAACCTAGTGGTGCGTTTATCTGCTCACATGGTAGATAGTAAGCCCCCCCAAATCAATAACCTTCCAACAAGTTCAGTAAATAAGAATAAGGATTTTATAGGCCTTCAATGTCAATCCTATAAGACTAACAATGAATGCGGAGATTGCAGGCTTTGTTGGATGCCTAATGTTAAAAACATCTCTTACAAGTACCATTAAATAGCCTATCTGAAGATGGCCTATAGAGGCCGAAATATCAGGGGCTTTGTTCCCCTGATATCATAGGATAATAACTAACTAATAAGGATATGATATGATATTAGATAATAATGAAATAAAGATGCTTATAAAAGCAATTAAGACCCACGAAAAAGAACTACAAAACAAATGGGATAAGAATCGTTCTTTAAATATGTGGGAATCCTGCAAACGCATTAATTGGAAGCAAGGGGATTATTTACATTTAAGACATAAGTTAATTCAGGGGTCTAAATAATGAAGAAAATTATTTTAGATTTATGTGGGGGGACGGGTTCTTGGAGTAAATATTATGCTCAAAATCCTGATTATAAAGTAATTATAATTGACCCCCAAGAATGGATTAAGGGCAAGGGGTCAACAGGTGACGTTCGACTATTTGAAGCCCCTAATTTTAATATTTATGGTGTCTTATGTGCTCCCCCCTGCACAGAATTTGCAGGGTCGGGGGCTAGATGGTGGAAAGCTAAGGGGGAATCTGCCCTACTTGAGGGGCTTTCCGTTGTTGATGCTTGCCTAAGAATCATTGCAATAACTAAGCCTAAATTTTGGGCTTTGGAGAATCCTGTAGGCAGATTAAGAAGGTATTTAGGTGACCCCACCTTAATATTTAATCCCTGCGACTATGGCGACCCCTACACAAAAAAGACTCTTGTTTGGGGCAATTTTAATATCCCTACCCAAACAAAAGTAGAGCCTGAATTCGTGACGTTAAAAAATGGTAAACGTGGTTCGTGGATGTGGGCAAAGCTTGGGGGCAAGTCGGATAGGACGAAAAAATTAAGAAGTGCGACCCCTGATGGATTCGCTAAGGCTTTTTACAATTCTAATAAATAAACGAAGGATAATAAAATGAAAATAAAAAAGATAAAATCAATATTAGGCGACCTGTACGAATTAATCCTATCAGAAGTATTTTACAATACTGAATGGGATTTTGAGGATTTGATGGACGAAGAAGATTCAGAAAATCTAACTAGTCAGGATGATTATTTGACTGCAATAAATATAATTAGAAAAAAAATACATAAGGATATTTTTAATTCTAATTCCATAACGCTCCCTGAATCTAATATGACCAATGGCAAGTATAGGGACGGCAGACCTACCCAACAATTCTGTGTTATTCCTAATACTGAAGGTAATAAAAAAGCCATTAAGCATTGGAATAAATTAGCAACTGAACAGAATTCTAGATACCGATTTAAGACTAGGTATAGATGCCCAAAAGAAGGTGTATCATATGGAACCTATGGCGGAGTAGATGCGAAGGATGCAGAAGGATTAGGGGTTTATATTGATGATGTTAAGGCTAATTATAATTCTACAATTAATGACAGGTTAAGACGTGAAAATATGGAGCTAAAAAGAGCCTTAAATGATATGGAAAGAATAATTAATAATACAAGGAAGGAGGATTAATGGACATAGATAAACTAGGCGATTATATACTTATTTTTGCATCGCTAGGGTTAATAGGTCATTTTATACATTTCCTAATAACTCACTAGGTTAACTGATGATGGATTCTGCTATCCGAAACTAGGGAATTAAATTCCCTAGTCTTAACCAATAACGAAAGGAAATAATATGTTAAATAACGTAACAAAAAAAGAATGTTTAGAGGCTATCGACTATTTATGGACGAATGGCTATACTCAGGAAATGACCTCAGATAAAAAACATTATACTGAAATACTACTTAAAAAAGTAGCTAATAATTATAATATTAAATTGGAGGGCTAAAGATGAAATTCTATTTAATACCAAAAGTGATGCTACTACAATTATTTAATAAAATTGGTGGTAGAATATTCAGGGTCACGTTTAAAAAGAATAATGGACAATATAGAGACTTAATAGGTAGGCTTGGAGTAAGTGCTCATTTGAAGGGCACAGGACGAAGTATATCTAAAAATCTTAGGAATTCTTATATATGTGTATATGACGTTCAAAATAAGGGTTATCGTAATGTTAATCTTAATTCTGTGACTCAGGTAAAATGTGTTAAAAACTATGAGGTGTATTAATGAAGGAAGCTAGAAAATTAACTGATATTTTAGATATTGAAGATAGCGATTTAGTGCTTGATTCACTTGATTGTTTTCAACCACACCAACGAATGGCAATTGAATTATTCATTGTTTATTGTTGTGGCTCAAATATTGTTGGAATTAATGAAGAAGATATATTAAAGCCAAGCGATATTACAATTGAATTAATTGATGAAATTCTTTACAAGCATCATTCAGACGCATTAGGCTCAACTTGGGATGTTGCAGGAGATGTATTTGAATCATTTAAAAAAATGTTTATTAATAAAGAATAACCTTTATCCTATCGTATCCCCAAAAGCCCTGCTATTGATTTAGTGGGGCTTTTTTATTGTTAGTTAGGTATGCCAACCTAAATAAAAACTCCATATACGCTAAATATCAAAGCCGTTTTTTCTTCAATCTGTTAATTAATCCGATTTTTTGCCGTCTTGGGTATTTCTCATAACATTTATCTAAGTTATTAATATCAGGCTCAGGATAATAATCTTGAAACAATAACATACAATATTCTCGCCCATTTTTAATTTTTGCATACCTGCAGCTGAGGTCTTTTTTATCAGAAAATTTACATTTCTGATCTAACGCTAAGGTTTTAGCCACGCCCTATATAGTGAGATTATTGAGACTTTCAGCCTTCAAAGTCTCAATAGTCTCAATAGTCTCATGTTATTATACGTAGCCCTTTTGAGTTACTGTAATAAATTCCATAAGTCATTTTCGGCTATTTTATAGCTTCCGTGACCTGATTTTTTCATAGTTCCAAACCCGACCTGTTTTTGAATCCATCTATATACTGTAGCCCTACTCATATCATAATCCGCCAAGACTCCCTCAACCTGAATAGCTTTCACTTCGCCCTGCTCATCCCTTAGAGCTAATAAATCTTTTAGCATATCAAAGTCTTTATTATCTGCTGATTCCGTATAATAGAGCTCTTCCTTTTTAGGCAAAGGACCCTTCCAATCAAAATAAAGTTTCCCATTTTCTCCCTCAAGCGTAATTCCACAGGGAATATTTTTCAAATCACTAGCCATCCTGGATTTTGTAATCTTAAATATCCTGAGTTTTTTCGTAGGATCAACACTAGCCTCAGCAATCTGATGGACATATTCCACAACATCACTAATAACTTTACCACCTCGCATTGAATCTTTATCTAATATTTTAATATCTGAGGTTTTCTTGTTGTGGTGATTTACTAAAAAGATAGAGACTTCAAACTGATCTACCAAATCCCTGATAAAGCTCAATACCTTTACGACCTCATGGTTCTTACTAATATCTTTGCTAGTACTACTATAAAGATTATCGACAATAACCAAATCATATTGGTCGTTTCTTCTCGCCATGAGATTCCCCTGAAGTCTTTCCCACTTGTCTACGAATATTTTCCCTGCTTCCTTTAATGGCACAGTATGAAAATTCTCCCTAAGTAAATGAACCTTATCAGGATGTAATTCCTCAAGATAGTTATACATCTTTTGTAATCTATCAATCTGCATCGCATCTGACATCTCAAACTGCACACATAGTACCTTTCTCGGCTTTGGGACCTTAAAGTTCATAAAGGGCACTCCCATTGCAATACACATTCCCATCTGATAAGCAAAGATACTTTTACCTGCATTGTCTACTGCTGCGAGCATCCCTACGCTCTTCTCTGTAATAATATCCTCACATATCCACTTGACTTGCCCTGCATCCATCTTCATATAATCAAAGAAGTTATCTGCCTTCATACCACCATAATCTTTTGGGTCCTTACCAAACTCATACCCATTTCTATCTAATTCTGAATATAACCCATCAAGTTTACCGCCCTGAGCAAAGTAATCCGTTAAGTCAAATTTCTCGTCCCTATTCTCCCACTCAAAAATAGTGATCTTGGCCTTCGGTAGGTCTAAGGCTAATTTCTTAGCTACTTTCATAGCTCCTTCTTTTCCAGGTGTGTCGTTATCATAACATATAACAATATTCGTAAATCTTTCGAGTTTACTAATGTCTTTAGGGATTGCTCCTGCTCCTGATGTGAATGTAACGCATTGAAGCCCATGACATATGGCCGTAATGCAATCTTTTTCGCCTTCAGCGATCCATAGATAACTATCAGCCTTACCTCTATCTAGTACAATCTCAGGATATATCTTATTTGTAGCCTCTCCGTACTGCCTACCCTTATGATTCTTGACGTGTTTCAGCTCGCCATCTTTATATATTCCGAACTGAAGCTTTCCATCCCTAGTATATCCTAAGCCTAATTCAGGGGTTAATGCAATATCGGACCACACTCCGCCCAATGACTCATGGGTCATTATCTTCTGGAAGTGCTCTATAAATCTTTCAGTATTCTTATCGTGTGATGATTTTACTACTGCTTCAGGGGATTTAATTTGACCATTACCCATCTTGCCATTGTGTTTACACCTAAAGCAATGATAATAACCACTCTCAGAAGAAACACTAAGAGCCATAGCCCTAGAACATTCAGGACAGGTAGCCTTATACCACTTACCATCTGACTGAATCTTAGCCTCAGGGAATTTATCAAGTACGTTTATCACTTTTGTACCTTCTTAATATTAATTGTCGTAATCTATCGTGTCCCGCTGACTTCCACTTGATTACACCCTTATTTAATAAATCTTTATAAAATTGTATTAGTTCTTGTTCACTCATCTTAAACAACACCTCTTGAATTTTTGTTTCGACCCGCAAAGACAGAGCGAATTCCGTCCATAGACCTTTTGAAAAAGCCTTTTTGCTTCTCGCTCTGTGGTTTCAAAGGGGTCTGATCTATAGACTTTTTGGTATCCGCCATAACCACCTGCTTCCTTGATACAGAGTGTCTTAAAGCTAACTTTCGAGCCCACTTTCTTTTGTTTCTTCTCCGAACCCATTCTGAGTTGGAGACTTTTTTTGTTATTTGCTTCGATTTCGGCATTCATATCTCTCGTTTCTGACCCTTTTTCGCCCTTAGCAATACTCAGGTATGGGTAAATCCTTGCCACATTCTGAACATGACAAGGATTCTGGTACATTATTTTCAGGTTCCCTTGGTTGATATTCTGTGTCGGGATGTTCACAATAAAACTCTGACCATTCCCCACAACTAGGACAAATATCCTCAGGTCCCTCACTAAATTGAGGTGTGTCACAACATCCTGATAAATAGGACACTATAATTCCCTTTTTAGATGATAGATAGCACGACAATTCTTGAATATCTTAAATCCAATATCCATTGTCTCACGAGAAATAGCGTGATAGTGAAAATCCCCTGATTCTTTATCTAATCTTAGGATTACTCCGCCATGAATCTTCTTATCAGGGTACATTTCCTCATACATTCCTGTGTAACACCCTAATTGAACCTTCATTTCTTCATAAACCCCCCTAGATGTTTTAATATCATAGAGATATAGCTTATCATTCATTTTAAATATGCCATCACAGGTTCCACCAGAGCGTAAACTCTCACTAACCATCTTTAATTCAGTCTCTAAAAACTCAGGACGAGCTTGTTCTGACCATTCTTTAAAGGCCATCAAAGCTTTCATAGCTTTAATCTCCTGAGTCTCTGTGTACTCCTCAGGAACCGCATAATCTTCGCCCTTGATCCATGCTTCACATAGAGCGTGAGCCAAAGTTCCTGTTTGGGCAGCATCCGAGGTCATCTTATGAGGGTCCTTACCCTCTTTGACCATCCTGATACCCCAATTCATTAGTACAGATTTATTCCATCCTAATGTTTCATTGGTTACTGTAGTTGTAGAGGGGACTACTGTGCCATCCTCTAATGTATATTTAGTGTGTAGTTTGAATTTTCCCACGTTTACTCCTTTATTATGTTTGGTATTCGCTCATATTTATAGAACCAATCCCTCTTTTTTTCCTGATTGTTATTCGCTACACCCAATGCTAAGTTGATACACAACTCATTATTATATGGGTAGTATGCAATAATGTTTTTCGGCAAGAAATACACGGCTATAATATCAACTCTGCCTGTGTTCATGTATTTTTTCATACGAACCTCTATACTTGTACCTGTTTTTAAAGCTTGTATTGTCTTTACCTGTATTTTTTTAAAACTACGCTGAGTTTCAATCACGAGATCAACCTGAGCATCATCACAGGCAGGGACATAGCAATTAAATCCCTGATGCAATGCATCTTTTATCACGGCATATTCTCCAATTTTGCCAATCCTCATACTTGATAAAACTTTCCCGCCCATCTTTAGTTCGCCAACCAAATCCAAATGAAAGCCTCTACTTTCGTTCTTTTATGAGCGGGAATCATTTACCCCATTTTCCTTCTTTTACTAATGTGGCCATAATGCCGTAATTAGATAAATCAAGAAAAGCATCTTCCATAGGTTCATCTACGGCAGATTTACGATCCTTCATCAATAAATTCTTTAATCTTTGTATTTTATCATTCATCCTGAACCATAACCCTGTTAATGAAAGTTTTACTTCCTCAGATGTCTCTAGGTTAGTCCCTACGCTAATATTAGTTGAGCCGTAATCGTGTTGCTTACGGCAGAACAATTCATACTGCTCTCGTTGAAGTATCTTGAATCTCTGAGTCATCTGTGGATACTCTTTTTCCATTTGTTTAATAATGTCTGACATAATTATTACCCCTCATTCTGCTTTATTGAGTCAAAATACTCATGCTCTAAAATGTGAAAAACCAATCCTACAAACCCTATCAAACCAAGTATTGTAAAATCTCTATTTTCCTTACCTTTATTTGTACCTTCTAATTCAATTGGTATTTTTTTCTTTTTATCAGGGTATAAATCAGGATTTAATAAAGACAAATGAAACAATCCCTTTCTTTCTCCATCTGTTAAAACATCGTATTTATCTTTTTTTGTAGTGCTCACGAAATCTCCTTCTCATATGTGTTGCCCACCATTTAGTAAAAAGGTGGAAGTCATTAATTTGAAACCAAGTCCTAATCATCTCTCCTGATGTATAATCTGTATGAAGAAACCAATCTCTTATCCATCTATACTTCATTTGTAAAAATCTCCTGTTGTGATAATCTTTCCCTAGCTAGTTTGACATAATTTTTGTTTAATTCAATTCCGACATAACGTCTACCTAATCTATTTGCCACTAATCCTGTAGTTCCACTTCCAAAAAATGGATCAAGAATAATATCGCCTTGCTTACTGCCTGCTTTTATACAAGTTTCAGGAAGCTCTTGTGGAAATACTGCAAAATGAGCTCCTTTATATGCCTGAGTGCTAATACTCCAAACAGACCTTTTATTTTTATAAGCATAATTATTTGTTATCAATCCGTTCATTTTTCTTCGTCCAGGGGTGTTGTTTAATTTTGTAGTATCCCTATTCCTTTTAAATTTGTCCTGTGTAACTGCCTTTTCTTTTATAGCCTCATTGTTGTAATAATATTTTGGATTTTTTGACATTAGAAAAATGTATTCATGTGACTTAGTACACCTATCTCTTACAGATTCTGGCATACATCTTTTCTTTGACCAAATAATGTCCTGCCTCAATGTCCAGCCATCATCTTGTAAAGCAAAAGCTACTCGCCAAGGAACTCCCATAAGATTTTTCGGACCAATAGGATTTTTTAATTTTATTTTAGTATTTTTAAATACATCACCCTGTTTATCTGTCTTAAACTTTTTCCCAAAATAACGCTCATTAAATCCTGCTTTGTTATTACCTCTAGTAGCTAAATAAGTATCTCCTAGGTTAAGCCATAATGTGCCATCATCTTTTAGAACCCTCTTAACCTCACAAAACACAGATACAAGCTTAGTCACATATTCGCCAAGCGTTTCCTCAAGGCCAATTTGTCCATTGGCCTGATAATCTCTTTGATTCCAATAAGGCGGAGATGTAACCACCATTTGAATACTTTGGTCAGGAAGCTCCTGTAGTACTTTTATAACATCCCCTTGATATATGTGATTAGTCTTGATGTAGTCTCTCCAATAAAATTCTTATTGCTCTTTCCGCAGTCTCAGGCACAACTCCATTACCTAATAATCTCAATCTATCCACTCTGTTGGTAATTGGGTCCACCCCACTTCTAAGCCCATCATCTGCTCCACCCAATTCGGATTCAGTTTGCCGTCCTGCTTTAGTCTTCCCAAGTTTCTTGCCATCGATGCCTGCTTCGAGTTCACTTCCGCCCTTGGCCTCTTGTTGTAATCGTACAGGGCTGGAGTTCCCCACGACTCTTGGCTCTTCCCACTCGTGTTGCTCTTCGCCTGGCCGTGCGGGGTATCTTGTCCGTGTACTTGTTCTCCAAGGTTGCTTTTGCCCCTGTCCCACGATGCTGCCCTCGAATCCTGTTCCTTGGGTGTCCCCCAATTCTTCACCTGCTCTAATTCTATTGCTTCTCTTAATTGTACGTTTCCCCATTTGCCCTCTAATATTTGTTTAGTTCTAGTCCCACCACTAACCTCTGCTCCTGTTGGTGTAGGCCAATCCTTTTCTTTTTGTACTGCCGTAGCTAGATTAAGCGACCTTCCACTTCCTTGTTTTATCTTACCCTGCTTCACTAATTCTTTGACTTTTTTTCGTCTTTCTTCCATTTGCTTCTTTGATTTCTCCCAAGGTACACCATCATTTGCATTCGTTGTATCTGGAGTAGGCCAAGATGAAGACCCTTTTTCGTTGATGAGTCGCCCCAACTTCAACCGCTGAGAATATTCCCCACGTTGTTTTATAACCTCTTTCTTCCAAATCTCCGCAGACATACTTGAGTACAGACTCTCCAGAGGACGTTTTGGAACTGATAATCCCTTCGACATTTTCGAGAATAACGTAAGTTGGCTTACAGGCCGAGATTCCTTTAGCGATATATGGGTATAAATGTCTCGGATCGTCTGTTGATTCTCGTCTTCCGGCAGCACTAAACGGCTGACAAGGGAAGCCCGCTGAAAGTATATCCACCTTTTTAGAAAACTTCTCGAATGGGAAAGTTTTAAGGTCCGTATAGATAGGTGTTGGATGTAGTTTACCCTCTTCCATCTTCGCAACCAAGTTTGCGATTGCGAAGGCTTCGATCTCCACATAAGCGACCTCTCTGACATTTGGCCAAATGTTTCTAAGTCCACGTCCAATGCCTTCGTATCCTGTACATAAGCTGAGGTGTGTAATTGTTGGGGTAATATCCACATCTTTATTAAATGCGGGAGTCAAGGCTGAATCCACCCTTTGTTAAGAGGGTTATGCTAACCCTGCTCACCATTATAGTGATTTTTACCAATTCAGACTCCCGCACATTTCTTACAAGCTTCTCTTTTTTTGCCATAAGTCGGCAATACACCTTTAGGATAAAATGAATAGCATTTATCCCCACCAAGAGAGATTTCTGACCATACACCATTGCAATTTGGACAAACATTCAAGATTTCATCCGCCTTCTTGCCCGACCTCTCTTTTTTTTGATTTTTTTGTCGAGCGGACATACGAATAAATTCTTGCATACTTTGTTTTGACTCGTTGCTAGACCGCAATAAACATCTCCCTTTTCATGTGTACAATAAGCACACTTTCTAAAGTCTCTTATTGGACACGGCTCAAACATTCTAAGAGCCATTCATAATCAACTAATGCCATAGACCTCTGTCTATTGGCTTTAAATACTTTAATATCTGCATTGCCAAGGCTGAAATATTTAGGGAATGCTGCCCTAGACTTGGCCTGTAGCTTTAATTTTTTAAGTTTATCATCATTTGGTAAATCAGGATTTGTAATAACGACATCTACGTCAGATTTTTCGCCCAAGGCTCTACCATCTGAGCCAAAAGCACGGACTGCATTGAGTCCGTGCTTCTTCGCCCACTCGACACACTCGACTTCGTGTCTATAACCTTTTTGTTTTGGGTTTTTTAGTCCCAAGGCATCTTCTCATCTTCAGACTTTTCAGCCTGTGCTTTACGTAACTTCGCATCTGTAGGTGGCTCATTTGCAACCTCTGGAAATACCTCTTCATTAGGGTCAAGATTATCAAATGGTGCATCATCTACACTATTTTTCTCAACCAACTGAATTGCATCAAGGTAGAATGTTGTATATTTCGCCTTATTAACAGATGTTGCCTTAGCGATAGTGATTATATTGATAACATCATTTCGCTCAGGTTGAGAATCCAATGGTGTTTTATTCCTATTCCATTGTCTAGGAAATTTCTTAACACCATCTTTAGCATAAAGGCTAGTCTTAAATGTCATCGTTGTGCCTTTATCTTCATCAACCCTATACCCTGCAATCTTGCCTTCTCCACCTAATTCACCATGAGCATCATCTATCTTTTTTTGTATTACACCATCTACTGCAATAGTTACTTTATGTGCTCCTGGCTCGCCAAAAAATGTATCAGGCTTATCTAGGTTGGCAAAAATAACAACTGCCTTTTCAAATCGAACTACTTTACTTTGTTGATTCAACTTTATACTCCTTATTGATTATTGTAGCAATGGCATTAATAGATACAATGCTCAATGCTATGATTACGATAATTGGAAACAGATTCTTCTTTATTTTGTAAAACATTCGTACCTGACTCCATTTTTATCACACCACTTACTTACAAGTGTTTTGATAAAATTTTGCTCTTCTGTTTTAGTGAGACTTTGAACAGTAAACTCTTTCTTTCCATCTTGAGTTACTGTGTACCCCTTTCGAGAAACCATTTTTGTAATGGTTAGGGCTAACGCTTCAATTGATTTCTTATTATTTTTATATATTTTAATCCGCATAATAAAAAAGAGGGGAGCCTGACGTTGAACTCCCCTCTGTAGCGGAGTCCCCAATAACAAGAAGGATATGAATAAGGGGGACTAAGATGTTTTCCAATCAGCCTGATCTAGACTGCTCCGCAGGATAAGTTTAGTTGGTTTACGACTTGTTCTGTCTACCACTTTTATGATAAGACCTTTGGTATGTTTCAATAATCTTTGACACCAAGTACGAGACATTCCTGTGTACTTAGGTAAATTTTTCTGTGGAATCCATCTATCAATCATTAAATAAGGACCCGCATCCTAATGCCTCAGAGCAAATGTTTTGATACTTTATACTGAAGTTCCTTTTTCCATAAATCATCTTATGCATATAAGCTCTAGAAATCTTGCATTTACGAGCTAACCACGCTATGCTTCGCTCTTGGCTTTTTAACTCCGTAACTAATTTTGTATTTCCCATGTTCATCCTAATTGTTAACAAATTGTGTACAGAATATATTAAAGAGTTTACATAATCAAAAACTTTTTTTTATTTATTGGAAACAACTTGTATCCTATTGTAACTTAAGGTACAATTTGGGGGGAAAGTGAATTGTAATAGTGAACAAACAACAAGTAATAAAAGCAATGATGGACAATAATCCACATTTATCTATTGTTGAATTAGCAAAAAGAACAGGTATGTCTAGAACTGTTTTTTACAAATGGAAGCAGGGTATTTTTACAAATATACAAATAAAAAGCGTACAAGCTGTTGCAGATGCTACTAATACATTGATTACGATTGATGGGGACAATATTGAGATTATTGACGAACTAATAAAAGACAAGGAATTAGACGTGACTATTGAAGCATCTTACATTATTGAATTACAAAAAAATGTAATTAAAAACCTGAAAGAAAAACTCGATAAAATAAAAGAACAGATAGAAAAAAAGGACGACACTAATGGCAAGTAAAACAAAATTAACAATTAATAAATATAAAATAAGGTATACTGATTACCAAAAGAAAGATAGGCATGGCAATCCATTAAGAACAGGATTTACATTTAATGGAAGTAGTGAGCAAGCCGAAAAAGAAAGATTAGAATGGGAGAAGATGGAAAAGAGAATGAAGCAGGGATTTAAGTTTGAAAGAACGAACAGGCAAGTTACAATTGCAGTACTATATGATTGGTTCTTTAAAACAGGCTTAGAATGGAAAAACCTAAAAAGAGAAAAGCCCATTAAAGAGTTAACTATAAATAAGTACCACGATGCATTCGCTAATTTCTCAGATGCTTTAGGTTCTAACTGCCCGATAGAAAACCTTGACTCAACTGATTTTCGTAAGCATTTTCCTAAGAGAAAGCTTAATGGCCTAAATGTCGATATAAGGGCTATGAAATCAATAATTAATGTAGCTATGACCCATAAGGATAAACTCGTCAAAGAGATGCCTTCTGAGCTCTTTAAGTTTACTGTTAAGAGTAAGGACCCTTATTATCTTGAGCTAGATCAAGTCAATAAGATTCTTGCGACACCTATGGACGAAGAGACTTATGAGATATTTGTAATGTATCTATATACAGGTTGTAGGCTTAATGGTCTTTTGTCTTTAACGTGGGATAGAGTTGATTTTACTAATAAGACAATAAAGGTAATTGAGAAAGCTGATAAGGAAAGAACAATATTCGTTCCTGAGCTTGTTATGGATATATTAATGAAGTATTCATATCGAAGTCAGCCTATGGGATATTCTGCAAAAAAAGTTGGGCTACGTCTAGCAAAACTCTCAAAAAATAGCGGAATACCATTTACGTCAAGAGTGCTTCGTTCTACCTGTGGTTCTTTTATGCTTTCTTCTGGATGCTCAATTGAACAAGTAGCAGAGCATTTAGGTCACGCTGATATTCAAACAACTCGTAGATGGTATGCTAGGATTATTCAAGATCAAAGGCAGCAGGCAATGAAGAAGTTCTCTAAATTCGTGTCCAATATGGTACAGGAGCCTGTAAGTCCTTATATATTAGCCACTTCCTAATGCTTAGGAGGCATCTATTCTGTCCGTTGAACTACGAGGGCATTTAAGTCCTTTTCTCCTCGATAAAGCCCCTTAATATAGGGGCTTTTTTGTAAAGATGAAATAGCAAGTAATGTGTCAAATTAGGTCAAATTAGGTCAATTCTCGTGTCCAATATGGTCCAGCCTAAAATTCTTCCTGTATTTTCATTTTGACATTCCAAACCTTATCTGCTACCTGATTTGTTTCTAATGTATTATTAGCAAATCTAGCAAACATATGGTCTGATTGAGCCATGCTAGTACTATCAACTGAAAATATAAATGGAATATGATTACCATTTGTTTTGTTCCATATGTCTTCAATAACTGAATCAGTACTTGATTGTGGTAAGTTATAATTTCCAGGCATCAAATCTGTTGAGTTAATATAGCTAAAGTTCATATCATAAACCATCCTACCTCCATAAGCCCCAAAAGATGAATAATAAGTGTGAAATGGAGTCTTATTTTCATCGCTAACAGAACGTCTTCCACTATGAATCATATTAGAATACGTTTGCCCGCCTAATGATCGGTGTGTTGTTACCCCATCAAATACTATACTTCGTTTTATAGATAGGTCTGGGCTATGAGGCATATCGTAATATTGCCCTAACATAATACATCCAATTTTTAAGTTAGTTGATGCATTAAAATTGCTACCATCGCTTCCTTCAAATTGAACACCAAAATATCTTTCATTCATTTCACTAAAAGTAATAATAGTATGTCCCTCATTTCCGCTAGACGAATAACCTTTTGGTGTTGCAATATTCCCAGAGACACTATCAACCCCTAAGCAATCTGCTAAAACTAAAGTCGGTGTAGAATCTACACTAGCGTGATCTACAGAATTTATTCTAGTTGTAGCTTGACCATTGCTACTATTAGTATCTCCACTAATTCTTACTTTTGCATCAGCATCAATCATATTATGATTTAAGATTGCTACAAAATCAACACGGAACCCTGCCGTATTCATATCAAATGTTACATTTACATGACCACCTCTATCGCCTGTTGTATTAAACTCAACCTGATTCATTGGCCTCATATCAAAAAGCTCTGCTTCTGTTCCATTTACTGCTGAAATATGACTAGCATCTGTTGTTATGATGTCAAAGTTATTATTTTGTGAAATCCCCCTACTCATAAGAAAATTTGCGTAATCACAATAAAATCTTGGTGTGCGAACATCTAAGTTTGCCATTATCCTACCTCTCTACAATTTATTTTTATTTTTCCAATGTTTCTTTGAATACTTGTAATCATATAATAGTTACTCCAATCCCCGCCAAAAGGCTTTATCTCGTCAATATCAAACTTGATTATATCTCCTGTTTCTAAGATATAACCCTTAGCAGGATTAACTATTTCACAAGAGATTACCTTTTTTATATCTCCAAATATGCTCATATAATAATCAGCATATCCATCATTTGGGTCTGAGTTAGCGTGTCCTACATCTTCATTTCCTGGCTTATCTACATTCATCTCAAGATCAACAGAAAGCAGATTTTCTTTTGTCCTAATGCTCCATTTATCTCTTGGTGTTGGACTTGAAGTTGAGTCTTGGGATGTTTGAGTTAGCAGCATTCTATCTTCAGCAGGGTGCTTTTTATAATTGACATCCATCTTTGTGATTAAGTCTGAAAATGGTGTATGATTAATTTTTAAATTGCTTATATCATCTATATCTAAAGTAGTGACCACATCTCCAGATGAGTAACTATCTTTAACTGTCCAATAAGAACCCTCTCCGTTTGGTCGCCATTTGAAAATAAATGCAAATTCTTTCTGCATTTGCTGAAGGACCTTCTTTAACTCTACAGGCTCTAATGCCCAATACCTTAAATTCCACCCTGACCTTAATGAGTTAACATTTAAATCATCTGACCAATTATATAGATCAGAATCAGGGACATCATATCCTGTGAATCTTGCCAAGAGGTCACGATGAGCGTGCAGGCCTGATGTTATGGTCCCGCTTACTGTTGTTGTATCTGTTATTGAACTTGATAGTCCATCGTTGCCTAAATAGATATATTCAAGTTTTTCAAGTTCCTTGTAACTTGCCTTCGCTTTTGATTCTGATGTAAAATCAAACTCAATTACATAATGAGCTAGAAACTCAGTTGTAGTTGCAGTTGCTCCAAAAGTTTGATTGTTTTGAATTTGGCTCTTTATTCGTAGAGGTGGTAATATGTAGCCATAGTCTTGATAATTAGTTAGAATATTTCTATAATCATAAGCAGTATAGCCAGAAAAACTACCTGATGTGTTAACTGTTCCTGATGAGCCTGCATTATTTGCATTAACAATTGTTTCATTTCCTGTGTCAAAGTATATAACTATATTTTGATAGCTTGTTCCATTAGGGCTTCCAAAGATTACAACATTCGCTTTAGTTAGTAGTCCCAACTCAGTAATTTTCCCATTTATTAAAGGAAAATTAAAATAGGTACTAGCAGAGCCATTACCACTATATCCCATTCCCTGAGTACTTCCACTATGAAGTAATAATTGATGACTACCACTATCATGGCCATCGGAGCCTGTGATACTAATTGGCCTTGTCTTAAAAGACCTTTTTAATGACTTATCTACTTCAGCAACATTAGCAGTACTATCATATGCTGAGTTTTGATTTAAAGTTGCTGCCGTGTAATTTGATGTGTTTAATGGGATAAAAGCATTTAAAGCAGGCTCATAATAATGTGGTAAAATTGAAGTCTCGGCTTTTGTTGCGATTGCTAAAAGATTTGGATCGCCCAATCTCATAATAGGCACAGGATGAACTAAATAATCCATATTAGTTACTTTATCAGAATAAGTATTGCCTGTATAATTACCATATACTACAGGAATGTATTGCTGAGTGGTATTTGTTTTAGTTTGTGGGAATGTAATAAAGTCCCAAGGAGTCTTAGATGCAAAACTAAAATTTAATAATCCATTTGAGCTGATATCCACATCTGTTAAGCGACCATTATATATTTGAACACAACTATCTATATTTGATTTATTAATAGGTTGAGAATAAACCTTTACTGTTTTATTAATATAGTATTTATTACCAAACAAGACCTGTTTTGATAGCTTATCATTCTCATAGGTAAAATCTCCTACACTAATAGTCAAGTTTGATGACTTAGCACTTGAATTCTGTAAATTGATTGTATCTCGTATGGAGCCTGCCTTAGTAACAAAGCCATGATAAGTTACATCATCTACTGTGGTATCTGAGAGAGCTAAGGGCAAGAAACCACCATATTTAGCTCCTGTAACTGTGCCATTGGATACATTCCCACTAAGGTCTTCTACATAGTTACTTCCAGAATTAAACTCCCAATAAGCCTTTAAATTTCCTGACTTATTATAGTTCCCAAAGTTATTTTTTAATGTTGTAAATGCTCCGCTATTATAAATAGCAGTCCTATTATTTGAGTCTAATTGGACATTCCATATTGCAAAGTTCTTAATTTGAAATTTCGAGAATGTATCAGGGTCGGGGACTAGTGCTTTAGAAAACATTGTCTTGCCACTACCTGAATATCCTACAGAGTGACTAGAATCCCAACCAGTATTATATGAAGAATTAGCCTGAATTACATTGTCTATATATATTTTAGTGTTAGATGAGGTATAAAAACTGCCATCCATATCGCTAGTAATTGTTACAAAGTACCAAATATTGGCATCAAAGTCCCCAGCCCTAACCCTAGAGTAATCTGTATTATTACCAGAGTCTGATATAAGGATTGATATCCTATCTGCCGTATCTTTGAATATTCTAAACCCTGAGTAGTAAGTATCCCTAGTGTTACTTTCAAAAATT